TTCTTGACAAATAATAGAAGTAATAAGATAGCCACTTATCACGAAAAATATATCAACCCCAACATATCCGCCGCGAAATATCTCAAACCCCGCATGAAAGAATATAACTGGGAGCACAGCAATGGCTCTTAGCCCGTCTATTTCACGCCGATATTGCATTTTTGAGTTATCCAAAGCGGTTGCTCACAACACTAAAAAATAAAATCAAGCCAGCTTGCATTAAAAGTACCGCTGCGCAACCTACACGGAATTCTAGGAAGCGTCTACGTCTGAACAAGCAGGATATCTGGTGACTCGGCAGGCCAGCCGCTAGCCTTTCCAGAATAGAAAAACCCGCGCTAGGCGGGCTTCACTTAATTTATTTGCTCGAGCTTAGAAAGTCACTCCAAGATCAACTGCTTGAGCGCTTCCTGCCGGATTGGCGCCGCAAATTCGTGTGGGATTGGCCACGATTTGATTGAGACGCGAATGTCAGGTGCTGCGGCGTTTATCTGAGCCTTCGCCATATCCGCCTGGGCTGGTGGAGACGTCGTGTCCAGCGAGCCGACGTTCATGATGATTGTCGTGGGGCCTTTAATACCTGGCAGCCGTGCGCGAGGAGAGCGCGCCAAATATGCGGGATCGTCCGGGCCGGTTGGAGGTGCACCCAACACTGTCAGCATGTTGTCCTTGAGGGGTTGGTCTTGGGTAGTGTTGTAGAGCGAGGCCAAGTCATCAATCACCAACCAAAGCGAGGCCAGATGAATCTTGCCCGGGTACTTTCCCATGTAATTCAACGCGGCCATTGTCCCGCCTGATACGGCGGAAATGTAAACTCGGGAAAGACCCGTCTTGTACTGTACTTCCTTCAGCACAAGGTCAATCCGATCCATCGTATCGTCCGAGCCCAGGGCCTGCGGCGTGTTGTTGGGGCCGTTGAAGTTTGGAGATACCACGCAGGCTCGATCCAGTGTTGATAGCTCTGGAAACACCTGTTTGATCGTGCGGTAGTCATTCGACCAGGTGTGTAGGAACAAGATGATCCGATTAGCCTGAGCCGTGCATTTGATCAGATATGGCTCACCTGCTGCATTGGCCTCAACATAGTCAGAAGACACCATTCCAGCTGGAAAAACAGAACTTGCAGCCATATCACTAGCCTTGCGGGTTGCCGACAACATATCGTCGGCGAAAGCAGCACTGGCCAATACTGATGCCAGAACCATCGCTAATATCCGTTTCATTGAAACGTCCTTACGTTCGAGAAGTTAACTTTCTAAGCCTGGTGTGTATGGTACTGGCTCGACCAAAACACCGTCTACAAACAACCAGTTAGCTTTTGGCATGGGGTCCATGTCGGTGAGTTCGACCCATACCTCCATAGGCCCATATAGCTTTCTGGCATCACCGTCTGCGGGCATAATTTCTTTCCAACCTTCGTCCAACGGCAACGGCGGAACAATTTCCATCGCAATCCCTTGGTCGATACGGGCAAAGATTCTGATCTTGGCCATTAGAAATATTCCTCGATAATGGTTATACCGCCGGCGCCGAAAGGACCAACGCCTGCTCCGCTACTGATCGACGCTCGCAGCCCAGATCCGCCACTACCATAGCCTACAGAGTTGCCTGGGATAGCGGAGGCTCTGGCATAACCGAATGGCGTACAGCCCCCCACGCCAGGTTGTGCGGATGCCAGTGACAGGGTAAATCCCGAAGTTCCTCCACCCCCCGGCGTGCCGAAGAAGGCGAGCGCTCCGACGTGCGAGGGTGCTGTGCTAAATGCACCGGCCTGCCCACCCTCATTTGGCGGCGAGTTGGTTGCGAGCCCCAAACCGCCGCCCGGGCCGCCCGGGCATGTGAGACTGTTCGCGCCCATGGTTAGTGTCGAAGTGCCGCCCGCCACGCCTGCTGCACCGGCAGCACCTGTTGAACCACCCAAGCCCACGACAAGCGACGCACTAACCAGCGCCGTTACATCAAACCATGCTTCGGCATACGATCCAGTAGAAGCACCGCCGCCCGCAGCAACCTGCCCGGAGGTAGTAGCTTGGGTGCCGCCGCCTTGGCCGCCGCCGGCCCATTGGCGCACTCGCCATTTGGTAACGCCCGGGGTCTTGGTGATCGTTCCACTTGCAGTGAATTGTTGGGGGGGGCCCGCCAATCGTCCCTTACCGACCAATCCATTAATTGAGGCGAGTAGCTGTCCGGAATTTCCTTTAACCGGCGCAACACCCGCCGCCGTCAGCACCGCCATGAGGTTTTCCTGAACATCATTCAGCCAGTCATCGGTGACCACCGTGGCCTGCACACCGCCGACCGGATCCCCATCGGTGAACTTGTTATCTACCGTGGCCCCTGGGCCATCAATTCTATGCATCGATTATTCTCCGTACGCGAAGAGCGCGATCGTGTGTGCAGGCTTCAATTGATTGATTTTGCATTCGAGGGTGTCATTGCCCCATGTGCGTAGGCGCTCGCCAGCGGCGGACACCCCCGAGCGGAAGGAAATAACGGATGTTTCAGGGGCGTGGATGCGCCAGGTGAAAACCCACGGACCATTCGTGAGCGCATCGCCAGCGCGCGAGACTCCAGCGCGAAATGGCCGGAACTCCTCGATGGTCACGTCATAGCCAAGGGCCGCAGCCAAATCGATGAAATAGCTGGGAGATTGCCCCCCTGTACTGGTCAGTTTGGCGATCAGCGCTTTCTTCCGACCTTGGATGGTTTCTTCAAGCGCACCGGAACACTTGTCCGGCAAGCCAACCACCCGCTCCCAGTCACTGAGTAACTCGTTGGTGCTGGCGGGGTTGGCTTCGACCGGCAGTGATTCGCCGCGAGCATCCACTCGCGCCAACTCGAGCGACATCCCATCAAGCAGATTGTTGAGCGTGGTGCCAGCTTCCCTTGGGAATGCCTGGCCAGGAGGCAGCAGCGTTTTCAGTTGCTCCAGATAGTCGGCAGCTGTCGGCATTACGCCTCCTAAAAGCTGGAGAAGGTGATTGTTCCCGGGACAGCCATATGCCCAGTGGCATGAACTACGTCCGCCGTCGGAGATGTAATGGCGTTATCCGACTCGCCCGCCGCCAGCGATACCGCCTCACGCAATCGGCTAATCAGCGTCGGAGCGCCCGGTTTGGCGTCGCGCACGATGAGATCAGTGACCTCGGCGCGAACAGCGGCTTGTACAGCAGCAGTGTTCGGCGAAAGCTTCACGGTCATATCGAGTGGGTCAGCTACCGGTGCAACCACAAACACTTCGGCAGTCACTGGTCGCCGCGCGTCGATGTAGGCTTTTACCTCCGCCACCTTGGCTGGCGTCGGGATGATGTCGGTCTCGCCGTCGCAGACGAACAACACGGTCACCGTGCCGGCGCCCATCTGAAGCGGATACACCCAGACACGCGTTACGCCAGGGACCTCCAGCGCCCACAGTTCGTAATCGGATGCAGCCCCGCCGTGTGGGGGCTGGCGAATTCGCTGCAACAGCCGAGCGAGCAGCTGAGGATCAGTCTCAACATCAAGTCCGCCTTCAATGTCTGCGGCAGCAGCCCCGGTGGACTGGACCCCAGCAACCGGAGACAGAAGGAATAGTGGTGTACCGGCTACCGTGTCGCCAGCCGCGCCAGCCTCAACTGCCACGACGGTTGGCTGCAGCGTTGTGCCGGTGAACGTACCATCGGCCAGTACGCGATACTGAACGCCGTCTTGGCGTTGAAGAATCGTGCCGGCAAGGATCGTCGAGCCCACCGTCCCGCTGAGCAATGCTGGTCCGGTCGAGAAGTCTGCCGCCTTGCGAAACACCTTCCAGATCCCCGCCCATCGCTCGAGATATTCCTTCTCGGCGGTGTCGATGATTGCCTGGCGGGCAGCCCATTCAAGAAACCCGTACAGCATATGCACTGCGCCGGCCTCGGAGCGACCGATGATGCCGAGCAGAGACCGGCGCAGCACCGCGCTTTCAACGCCGGTTACGCGCCCGCTGATATCAGTGACAACCCGGTCGATGAGATCCGGTAACGTGGGTCGAGCAAATGGCATCAGGCAGCCCCCTTGCCGGCCTGGGCCGACCATTCGTAGTTATATCGGTAGCGAACCGCCGGGCCAGTCGGCCGGTCGATGTCGATTTCCAGCAGCATCACACCCAGGGAATAGAACGAAGCTGTGACGCTGATCGTGGTGGCGACCATGTCGTCGATCATCCAGGCCAGCGCCTCGCGGCAGTACTGCTCCGCCCTGCTGAGGATCTGCGGCAATTGCTTCTCGCGTGCAAGCAACCAGAGCAGCGAACCGGTCTGGTCGGTGGCTGACGCGTTGGTGATGTCGCCCCAGTACCCGCGCAGGTCGTCCTGCGAGTACTCCGGCGGGATCTGTTCGGCGCTCGCCCGGCGGTCGGTGAACAGGCTTATGATTACGGCTGTTTCCAGACCGTCGTCTCGCTCGAGATCAAACCCGAACAGCACTAGGTCACCGCCGAACTCGGTCATTACCATTGCTGCATCAGCCATCAGACAGGTACTCCGGAAGAAGCCGAACCGATCGTCACGCCGTCGTGCTTGTGGGTGGCCCCGACATCCTTGCCGTTGTGTCTCAGCAAGGCCCCGTTGATATCCAGCTGATCGATGTTGAATTCACCAACCGGTGCATCGACCTGAACTTTTGCCACGGCGGTGACCTTGACCATGTCGCGCAGGAGCTCGATTTTGTTTCCCTGGTCGTCGTAGATGGCGACTTCGCCCGGCTCAAGACTGATTCGGTACCGGCGGTCATCAGCTATCAGCACGATGCCCTGCTCCCGATTGCCCCCAATGAAGGCAACAGCGACATCGCCGCCCTTTGGATGACTGGTGAAGCCGTAGTTCTGCATGCGCTCAACACCATCACGCAGCTCTCCCTTCAGCAGCTCAACCTGCAGCTGCTGCCGGCCATTGGAATCATTGACACTGCGCAGCACACCACGGGCGAACATCATCATCACGCGGTTGCCGAGATCGCGAATTGGGTTACCCATCTTTTTTATCCTCTTCCCCGATGGCTTCCGCCCAGATGTTTCGCCCGCCCTTCTTCCCTGCTTTCCCTTTTTTGGAATCAGGCGGCTCAGGCGAAAAGGCCTGTGGACTGACGATGTCGAGTTTCGTTGTGGTGCCGCCTTCGCCGCGCTCGTAGGTGGCTTGGCGGATGATCATTTGCCCATCGAGGCGCAACCATGACGACTTGACCTGCACCAGCATTCCCGGCTCCCAGAGGGGGCCGCCAGGGCTTTGCCGCCAGCCTTGCACGGTAATGGACGCAGACGCCGATTTACCGAGACGGCTGTTGGCTTCCCACGTAGCGCGTTCCTGGGCGCTGCTGTTCGAACTGCCAGACTCAGCAACGACCAGCAAGGGCCGGTAGCGCCTGATGCCGCTGTCACTGGCGCCGCCCTCAATGTGGGCCTCGGTATCGCCTTCGCTATAAGGGCTGTATGCGGCTTGCCCTTTCACCAGGTAGTTCCGGAACCGCTGGCTGTGGTCAATGCTGCCTGATGCGCTGAGGATGTTTTCACCCTGGACCAGCCCAACCGACGCGCGCTTGTTCCCCGCCCGGGTGATCAGCAGTCCGCCGGCGCCGTCGGGCATCAGCAACAGCCGGCGTTGCCGGGCGTAACGCTCGATCGCCTCGAAAGCTGTCTCCCCCTGCTGCAACTTGCACACGGGGAAAACCTCACCCACGGCGACATCGGCAGAAACACCCACCCCGAACGGCTTCGCCAACGTTTGGGCAAACCGCAGAAGATCGATGTTTTTCCACTCGTCCGGCGTGTGCACGGCGCTGCAATCGATCAGGTCGGCCGTTTTGTCGCGCCCCTGAATATTGATGGTGTGGTCATTCGCGCTGAACGACGGTTTGAAAATGTCGACGTAGCCAATCACCATCGGCACCCCGCCCAGGCGAACTTCGCACTGATCACCTGGCAGGATCGGCCATGGCTCTTCCTGTGCCGCCATCCCGCCCTGACCTTCCCAGCGCTCCGTCAGTGTCACGGTGAACGCACCGGAGGAAGCATCCGCCGCACGGGTCACACCAATCTGGGTCCAACCGGCGTAATTCATCCCGTTGACCAGCAGCTCCAGGTCATCCATTTGCAAGAACCTCAAGCTGTTGGCCGCCAGTCAGGAACCCTGGGCGGCGCGGATCGTTACGCGTCACGATGTCTTCGGCACGACTGGCATCGCCGTAAAGCTGGTAGGCGACTACAAGCGATGGAAGCGTCTGCCTCGGCGCGAACGTCGCCAGGCGCGGAAGGTCCTGCTCTGGATCTGGTACAGCCTGTACCACGGCAGTGCGCAAATCAGTGACCGCGACGTACACCAGGTCGCTGTTCGTTGTTTCGCTTTCCTGATCCAGGCTGTCAGCGAGCTCGGTCCGTACGGCAATGGCGGCCTCGTAGCTGTCGTACTTCGTCGGCGCCGATGTGGTTTTCGTGCCACCGCTCGACACGTCTTCCGTCGTTTGCGTAACCACCGCCGCGACAGCCGCTTGTGAAATGGCGGCCTGACGGACAAGGCCAGCAACAGAGCTGGTGTTGGTCACCACCTGCTGGCGACTCGGCGTCTTGGAGCTGGAGCTACTGCCGCTGCTCGAAAAATACTGGTTGTACAAGCTCATCAGCATTCCAAACGCGCTACTCCCGAACGCGGAACGGATGCTGCTGATCGCGTCCACGACCTGGTCGGCGAACTCAAACGGCTTCTGGATCAGGTCGAATGCGTCCGAGCCGATGCTTTTGACCTTGTCGTAGTAGTCCGACACTGCCTGGATGTCGCTGGAGACGATGAACTCAGGCGAGCTGAGGAAATCGCTCAGGCCCTGGATCTGCGAAGTCGCAGCCTCGGCCACAAACGACGGGTAGCCTTTGGTGAGGAAGTCAGAAACGAAATTCTCCTTGCCCGCCTCTGTGACTTCGCCCGCCTTCGCGCTGATGGCGTTGACCGTGTCGACCTTGGCAGACGGATATGAAGCCTCGCCCGCTTCGAGGAACGTCATCGTCAAGGTGCACTTGCCACCCTCGTCCGACGTCTCGCTGACGTTGAGTCCACGGCAAACCACGGTCAACTCGCCGCGATACGGGTGGACGAGCACACCTGGCCCTGCCTGCTCGCAGACCTTGATCAGTTCTTCGCGGGCAACATCGTACTCTTTGCCCAGCAGGTAACCGGTGATGCCGAACTCCCGAGACTTGCGTCCAAGGTCTTCGGTGTAGGGGATATCGCGCTGCGCTGTTTCGTGAACCGCCTGGCGTCGGCCGTGACTGCTGTCTGCCGTAGCCACAAAAAAAGCCGCCCCACGAAAACTCGCGGGGCGGTAGTTATCTCGCCAACCCATGGGAAGCTCCGGTTATGGGGCCATCATCGAGTAACCGATGTCGGTATCGAAGGTCGCGCCCTGGCCGCCCTCGGTTTTCACCTTGGAGCCAGGAGGCACATTGTTTAAATCGAGTTGCACCCGAAACTTTTGCTCAGGTTGGGCCATCTGCTGAACTGCTTGCTGGCCGATCTGTGCTGCCCGGCGCCCAAGGTCGGTGTCTGCCGCACCCGTCGCAGCGGCGGGCGCACCACCCTCCGCACCAATGCCGACGCTGGCACCATCAATGCCGAGGATGTTTTTCGCCCAGTCAGGCAACCCGTTTTTGATAGCAGCGACAGCTTCGGAGATTTTCGCCCCGAGGATCGCGCCAAGGTCCCAGCCAGTCAGGTATTTGATCAGGCCGTTGAAGGCCTCCATCATCAACCTGACAGGGTTGTACTCCAGCCAAACTTTCACTATGCCGTTGATGATCCCGTCGGAAAATGCGGCTTTGACGCGCCCCCACTTCTCTTCGAAGAACTTCGCGATGGCGTCCCAGTTTTTGTAAACGACATAGGCCGCGCCTGCGATCGCTGCCACAGCAACAAGGAACCAGCCAATTGGAGTTGTGAGTAATGCAGTACCGACACCCTTCAGCGCGACGGCGAGGCTATACAGACTCACCACAAGCCCTCCCCCGATGTACAAGCCCAGCGCAGTGAAGATCAGGTTCGCCGCGCCGAACGTGTCGGATAGCCGACACTGATGTTCCGAAGGATGCCGTCGACAACATCCTTGAAGACCACGTCTGCATCTTCGCGCTTGCTGAAACGGACCAGAGCGTGACCCTCGCCACCCTCAAGCCAAGCCCGCTCTACAACGGCGAGCACCGCACTCAGCTGGTACTGGTTGTGTGTATCGAGCAGCAGCGCAGCCTGTTCCTGGCCTTCGCGGTCGACGGTCTTCTTGCGCACAGGTTTTGGCGCGAACGGTTTGATGGTCAGAGCCGTCATTCTGGAACCTCACAGCCACGACCAATCAGAAGTCCGTTGTACAAAGCTGCGATAACACGCGCTTCTTGCACCGCCTCGTCACGCATTCGAATAGCGCGATCCCGTTGATAGTTGGTGAGAACGCTCACCAGGGTGGATAGCAAAGCAACGGCCACAATGATTTTTTCTGATTTGGTCATTTGCGGTCGCCCCGCGCCCTGCGATGCCGGTCATTGAGACGGCGGCACACTTCGTAGAGCGCACAATTGGCGAGGATTAACAGAACGAGCAAAGTCATTGGGTTGATCATGCAGCCCCCTTCACGGTGAGTATTCCGGCCCGGATCAGGGCCTCGTGTGTTTCGGCGATCGCGCGCGGCATGTCGTACCAATCAACGTCGCCGGCGGCGCGACCGTCGATGACGTCATGGCAGGCGCTGCAGGCGTATACCGCCACGGTGTCGAAGCCCTTCATGCCCATGCCTTTTTGCCCGCACGGCAAATGCGCGAGCACGGTGGTGGACGGGTTGAAGTTGCAGATGCCTGGCAAGCGGACGGTGCAGTCTTGGCCATTGGCCGAGGCGCGGAGTTTCTTCGAGGTCACGCGCATACCCGCTCCCCCGTGGTGATATCGATGACTTCGGCGGTGGACGGCCACATCGACTGGCCGAACCGCAGAGCTGCTGCCGAGTCAGCAAACAAAGCCACAGCACGGTCTGGCTGGTAGCCCAGGTCCCACTTGTAGCCGCAGCTGTGCACGGCAAAGCGGTACTCGGCTGGGTTAGTAGGCGCGAGATACGGGTTAGGCATGGGTGCCCCCTGAACGCAATGCGCGCAATTCAGCCAAGGCCTTGTTTCCGATTTCCGGTGTGCGGCGCCCCGCCGCTCGCGCAGGAAGCGCCAGGGGCATTTTTTGTAGAGGCAGGCCATCAACCAGGCGGCGAACCGTGATCACGTAATTGCGTTCGAACAGCTTCTTGCCCAGCGAGGTTTCGAGACGGTTCAGGTTCTCGAAACCTGCCTCTTTCGCCGTGTGCCATACCGCGTCGTGGGACCAGGTGGCCTGGCCGGCCATGGATGGGTGGGCATTGCGGCATGCTTCGCGAAAGGCGATTTCCAGCGACGGGATGCCTAGCATTTCAGGGGTCGGCTGGCACAGGGCGATGAACTTGCCCACGCTGGGCGCGAAATCAGAACCAACCTTCCGGCACTGCTCGATGCCAAAGCGAATCTGTTCGATCTTTGTGATTCGTTCAGCCATGAAAGCCTTGGTCCAGGAAGCCTTCGCCGCGTTGATCGCCTCCTGATCGGGCCAAGCCTGTTTCCAGGCTGGGAAGATCGCCATCAGCTCACGGAACAACGCGTTGATCACCTGCACGGTTCCCGAATCCGCTTTGAGAGGCGCGACCTCTGCGCTCGAAACGTTGGGTAGGGTTTGCAGCACGCTCGATACGGATTTCATCACAGACCTCCCAGGTCATCGCCCCAGCTGGTGTCGTTGAAGTCAGGCTCTTGCCCTCGGCCAGCGGCCTGGACGCGCTCGCGCTTGACCCACTGGACAAGGCGGTAACACCAACCTGACCAGCAGCCAATCCGGATTGTCGGTGGCAGCCTGATCAGCAGAATAGAGAGAGCACGCAATGGCGCCCAGGCCGCGTAACACCGGGTCAAAGGATCTTCCGCCCAATCTCTACCGCAAGACCGACGCCCGAAACGGCGTCACCTATTACACCTACCGCGACCCGGTAAGCGGTCGCGTGTTCGGCCTGGGCAAAGACAAGGAGGCGGCCATCAGAGAGGCCGTCGCCGCGAATCACGCTGACGCCATCAAGCCAACCCTCACCGAACGGATAAGTACCCCAGCGCCAGCGCCGGGCAAGTTGTTCTCGGAATGGCTGATGGAGTACCGCGAGGTCTTCACCGAACGCAAGCTGTCGGCCAGCAGCAACAAGAATGTCGGCATGCGCATCAACCGCCTTGATGCGGTATTTGGTTCTAAGGGGATCAAGGACATCACAACGATGGATGTGGCCGACTACCTGACAGGCATGGCCAAAGAAGGAAAAGCGCAGATGGCCCGGGCGATGCGCTCGCTGTTGCGAGACGTATTCGTCGAGGCCATGGCAAGGGGATGGGTCGGCGCCAACCCGGTCGAAGTGACGAAGGCGGCGCGAGTGAGCATCAAGCGCGAGCGGCTGACGCTGGAGCTGTGGAAGGCAATCTACGAGGAAGCCGAGAAGCCGTGGCTTCGCAGGGCCATGGAGCTAGCGGTGCTCACCGGGCAACGCCGGGATGATATCGCCTCGATGTTGTTCAAGGATGTGCATGACGGTTTCCTGCACGTCGTTCAGTCCAAGACCGGCGCCAGGCTCCGGATCAGTACCGAGATTCGCCTCGAGTCTGTCGGACTGGACCTAAACCAAGTGATCAAACAATGCCGTGATCGCGTTCTGTCACAACACCTGGTGCATCATGCCCAGGCGCCGGGCCGTGCTAAAGCTGGCCAGCCGGTGGTGCTGGACACCCTGAGCTCGGCTTTTGCTGAGGCTCGCGATAGAGCCGGAGCAAAGCTGGGGATAACTTTCGGACGGCAGCCACCGTCTTTTCACGAACAGCGATCGCTGGCAGCACGTCTCCATGAGGCTGAAGGTCGGGACGCGCAGAAACTACTCGGTCACCGTTCGGCCACAATGACCGATCTGTACCGCGACAGTCGAGGCGCTGAGTGGATCGACGTGGCATAATCGACGGCTGAATTTTGGGGCGATATTGGGGAAGTTTTGGGGAAGAATTTATGCCCAATAAAATCAAGTACTTAGAGCTTTACGGCATCAAAGCCTGCGACACCATGAAAAAGGCGCGCACCTGGCTTGATGAACACGCTGTCAGCTATGACT